TACAAGTTTGGCTCGAACGCAACGCTGTTGCTGGTTCTCGTTACACTGAATCTATTCAGGCCCATTTTGCTGTACATCCTCAGGATAGTCGTTTGCAACGTCCGGAGTACATTGGAGGCGGTAGGATACCCGTTAAGATTTCGGAGATCGTCGCTACTGCTTATTCTGACGACGGTACGGATGTTGTTCCGCTTGCTAATCTTGCGGGACACGGCATTACGTACGGCAATACTAATCGATTTCGCTATTTTTGTCCTGAGCACGGCTATATTATTGGCATTGCTTCTTTTATGAATCCCCCGAGCTATCACCAGGGTATTCCTAAGATGTTCCGCCGTAATACTTTTCTCGACTGGCCTTGGCCTACTTTCGCGAGACTTGGCGAGCAGCGTGTTTCTAAGTATGAGCTTTTTGCTTCTCCCACTAACACTACCGTTGATTCTAATTTTGAGTATCCGCTTTTTGGCTATCAGTCTCGTTATGCGGAATGGAAGCAAATGATGTCTACCGTGCATGGTGAGTTTCACGACACACTATTGTTCTGGACGCTTACGCGTCACTTTAGTTCCTCCCCGACTTTGTCGGCTGAGTTTAACTACTTCGATTCTACTACCCAGGATCGTATTTTTGCGGTAAATGGTACTTCTGATAATTTTTGGTTGTATATCAATAATCAGGTGTCTGTTCGCCGTCCGCTTCCGTATTTTGGTACGCCCAACACTTTGGGCTTTTAATTGTAGCTATGAGGTTGTATCCTAATGTTCCCGTCGCTGGACAGTCGTTTATCGACGTGAAGGTTGTGACTGTACCTAATCAGTCGTTGTCGTTGCGCGAGATTATTAAGCGCTTTATTCGTAATGAGGCCCTCCCTCTCGAGAAAGAGGGTATATATGAGGAGCGTATGGGTGATCTTGAGAAGTTTGCACGTGAGGATATTACTGTCCGTCATGAACGTGCTGCTGCTATGAAGGCTAATGTGGAAGCCTTAAAGGATCGTCTATCTAGGAAGGCGGGGGAGAGTCCGCCTTCTACACCACCCCCCTTGGGGGACGTGACAGGTGGTGTGGTTGGCGGGCAGGCTCCGCCGCCTTCGCCGTAATGTTATTTATTATTGTATTTTATACACTTATTAATGGGATAGATTTCTATCCCATTTTTTTTTAGTTCTATATCTATTGCGCGTCCTCTGGACCGCTAGCGGGCCAGAGGACGCGCAGGACCGGGCGTTGTATATCGTCTCGGGAGCTTGCGACCGCCTGGAGGAGCTTGCGACGACTTAGGGAGCTTGCGACCATCGTTTGTAAAACGCCTGTCCTATCGTGCGTCCGCGCGCACGTGAGTTATCCCGGCTAAGCCGAAGGCTGGCCGGTAATGAGGAGGGACGACGAATGGCGGGGGTTGGGGGGGGCAGCAGCCCCCCTTAATACGGGGTCGTTAGACCCCATTCGGCCGAGGCACGAGGCCAGGCAAAGTAATTACTTGATTTACTTTGCTAAGTGACACTAATGTCACTATCATTGTGTTATGGAAATACACAATGCTAACGGGAAGGAACAAGGTTCCGCACCCGTACTTGATAAAGCCACAATTGAAAAGTGGCTTTTGAAGGATCTATCTGTTGCGATTAGTTGCCTCGAGGCAATCGCTAAAGATCCGGATATGATGTCTATGATGGCCGACTGGATGTTGGGTCGTCTGCAGAACCAGCAGAATGCTAAAGTTCAGAAGGAGGCTGTTGAAAATTAATGTGGGGCGCTATTATTGCCGGCGTAGTCGCTCTTGTTGGCTCCCTTATCTCAGGGCAGCAACAGAAGAAAAACGCCGAGCGTCAGGCTCAGGCTAATAAAGACCTGGCAGCCTTTCAGGCGGATGCTAATGAGAAGTATTTATCCCAACAAAATGAGTACAACAAGCCTCTTAATCAAATGGCTCGCTTTCAACAAGCTGGTCTCAACCCGAACTTGGTTTATGGCCAGGGTTCTCCTGGTAATCAGTCGCAGTCTCTTTCGTATCCTGATATTAAGCCAGCTGACTTTCAGTCTCGTACTAATGCGCAGGATACTATCGCGACATTCAATCAGACTCGTCTTGCGTCTGCTCAGGTTCAAGCTCAAAATGCATCTACCATGCAGAAGGTTGCACAGACTTCAGTCGCTCGTTTACAGGCTCAGGTTCTGGCTAAAAATCCTGCGCTTGATGATGCGGGTTTCAAGGCTATGATTGATAACCTTGTTTCGTCTGCTCAGCTTAAAGAGCAGCAGGTGCGTGGTCAGAAGATCGCTAACACTCAGGCTGCTGGTATTGGTCCTGCTGCGATAGAGAAGGTCTATAAAGAGACTCAGCTTTTGGAACAGCGGTTTCAGCTTGGTAATAAGGACGCGGCCATTAAGGCCGAGGTCCTTAAATCCAAAGAGTTTCAGAACGCTATTCTGGAGGTCCAGAAGAAGTTCATGACTGATGGCGATATTACGCCTCAGCATATTATGCAGTTTATTCAACTACTTTTAATGAAAGCTTTATGAGAAAGTATCATTCTAAACGTTCCGGTGGCCATAAGCGTGGCCGTAAGATGTATCACAAGAAAGGTAAAGGTAAAGGTCGTTCCCTCCGCACCTATACTGTTCAGCGTGGCGGAGGTAGACTATGAGGTCTTCTAAAGGCGTCTTGACGCATGGCGTCAAACGCTTCCTTAACGTGTGTGTTAAGGTTCGCAAAGAGTATCCTAAACTTTGGGATCACTCTGGTAAAGCTAATCGTAAGATCATGGTCCGTTATTGGATGGATGGTCAGTACTGGTGTGGTACGTCTCATCACCAGGTTGAGGTAACAGGTCAGATATCGTTATGGAGTGTTTAAAACCCTTATATATTCCTAAGCATGAAATACATGTTCCTTGTGGTAAATGCCCCCAATGCGGCGTTAATCGCCGCTCTGAGTGGGCTGTTCGTTTGCATTATGAAGCTCGACAGCATCTCGTTAAGAAGTTTGTCACTCTCACGTATGCTAATCAGAATCTCCGTTGGTCTCGCGGACAGTCTCAGCTGTGTAAACGTGATCTTCAACTATGGTTTAAGCGGTTACGCAAGAGTGGCGCTAAGATACGGTACTATGCGGTGGGTGAATACGGGTCTACGACTTATCGTCCGCACTATCATGTATTGCTTTTTGGCGATGTTGCTGATGACGTTATTCGTGATTGCTGGCCTCTTGGTATGGTACATATTGGTACTGTTACACAGGCTTCGGTTATGTATTGCTTGGGTTATCTCGTCAGCTCTAAAGGTCCGCTCATGACCGTTAATCGTGAGCGGCCTTTCTCGTTGATGTCTCGTAAACCTGGTCTGGGAGCTAGTTATATGACTCCCGAAATGGTTGAGTGGCATCGCTCGGGTCGTAAGAATTACTCTGTGGTAGATGGCGTTCAACGCCATCTACCTCGCTATTATAAGGGTAAGATCTTCTCTAAGATTGACCAGGTGCGTATTGCCGTTGAGGCTTCTAAGGTTTGGCTTAAGAATCAGATCGAATGGTCTCGTCGTCCGTCGCATTTGCGTATGTCGTATAAGCAACTTGTTCGCTATCAGCGCGAGCAGCAAGTTTTGCTTGCAATGAAAATTCGCGCTAAGTCTAAGGAAAATTATGTCATATGAGTAAGTACAAAGGTAATAGCGTTGTTAAGCTCACTAAGCCGCAACGCTCTCAGTTCGATCTTTCGCACTCTAAACGTTTGTCGACCAGGATGGGTCGACTTACTCCCGTTTTTATAACGGAGTGTGTGCCGTCTGATTCGTTCGAGGGATCTTCTGAGATCCTCGTTCGTCTTGCGCCGCTTTTGGCGCCTATATACGATTCTATACAGTTGTATGTTCACTTTTTTTTCGTTCCATGTCGTCTGCTTTGGGACGACTGGGAGGAGTTCATTACTGGTGGCCGGCTCGGCGTTTCTGCCGATCCGGCTGTAGCTCCTGTTGTGCCTTATATTCAGATTCAGGATCTTATCCTTGCTGATTTGGCTGGCAAGTCTCAGCTTGCCGATTACTTGGGTCTTCCTATTTTTGAATCTTTGCCCGGGTATACTAACCCGGCTTCTTATGGTGGTAACGGTGTTGATGCTATGCCTTTTGCTGCATATTATTCCTGTTGGTATCATTATTATCGTGATCGCAATTTTGTTGCTGATAATGATTATTTGCCGTTGGCGTCTGGTAATGTTGATCCTGGCGCTACGCTTATTTTTTCGACCGCTACGCGGTCTTATGAGCAGGATTATTTCACTGCGTCGCTCCCCTTCACACAAAGGGGTCAGGAGGTTTTAATGCCTTTGGCTGGTACTGGTACCGTTAGTTATCTTGATCAGTCTCGTCTTACTTGGGGTACCCCTGGTCCTAATTTACCTACAGCGGGTGCGTTGGAAGCCGGATCTACTGTGGCTACTGGTTATAAGAATCTTACTGATCCTGATGACCATGCGCTTCGCGTCGAGAATATCGATGAGGTTTTTCTCACTGGTTCGTCTGTATCTATTAACGATTTTCGCTCTGCCTATGCTTTACAAGTTTGGCTCGAACGCAACGCTGTTGCTGGTTCTCGTTACACTGAATCTAT